GCCCTTATCCTCAGATGTAAGATAAGACTGCTCGATTCCAACGGAATACAGTGAAGTTTTTACTGTTGGTGAAATCACATGCCATCCCTGTGTAAGTACATTCTTAGAGATTCCTCCGTTCATTTTGTACTCTACCGCAATGTAACCAGCCGGAACTCTCACACTGCACTTTGCAACACATATAAGTCCTGCAATGATTACAACAGCTAATCCAATTCCACCTAAAAGTCCTTTTTTCATTTATTATCCTCCTCTTTTTGACTTTCGTCTTTATTTAACTCATCAATAGCATTTCTGCCAATGTGGTTCAATAATTTACCTAGTGGTTGAAATAATTTGTAAAGCAGGAACCATACTACTGCCGCTCCACATATCACTAGAAATATAAATACTGGATTCATTCAATCACCTAACTTTCTACAAATTTCAATAAAATCTGGCTTGCTAAGTTCTTTCAACTTATCAGCATACTTCGGGAATTCATGTGTATATATCGGATGACCTAAAAGTTTTTCTGCGTATTCGTATGCAAGTCTTCGGTCATCCCCTGTAAGCATACAAATTCCTGTATAGGTTTCAATTACTACGGCTTCTTGTTTTGTCATACATATCCTCACTTGATAAAATCATCTTTTTAATTCCGTAAAAATATTTTCAATTACTTTCCACTCTGCGAATATTGCCATAAACAGTAATGGTACTGCCGAAAATCCCCAATGATTTTCAATCATCATTTGAATTGTGGCTATCAAATAATCTGCTACCCATTTGGATATTATGAAATTCGAAATTATCCAACATATTTTTCTTGCCTTCTTCACTCAATAGACCTCCATTTATTTCCACGGTATATTATCATTTTCGTGTTCCAAAAAGAAATCAACCTTGTCAACATATCCTTTAGCTATCAGTTTTTTTACACAATCATCAACTCTTACAGGAGATGTATACTTTGTAAATTCATTTGAATATACAGTCTTGGCTGTAATATTTCCGCATATTTTGCATTTTTTTACAATATAAGCATTTATATGAGTACCATTTCCGTAATCTATTCTGTCATAGAATTTCCCAATTTCCTCGTATAGGTGGGAACATTTTTCTTTAAACCAATTCATACATTCACCTCAAATTCTTTCTTACAGTTGCTTCCCTTGCATTTTAATTTAAGATGTTGAATCTTTGTGTTTGGGCTAATCAAAAGTGCTTTCTTCTGGCAAAAAGGACAACAGGCGTATTTTGTTCCGTTAATATTCCGTATCAATGCCTGTCCATTCCACGGTTCAGGTGGGTTCATGTATTCAGAAAAATCTATCCCTTCGGATTCTAATGCTGATTTAATGCTCATTAAAAATCTCCTTAAATTTCTGCCGATTAAAACCATTGTATTGGTTTCCCCAATACGGATATTGCTCTAAGCATTTTCTCATATAATCGCATGGATGTGCTTTTGCAAAGTCAACAATTTCTTTGGCAGGTGCCTGCTGTACTTGTGTTCTCCATTCTGGACAACCTTTTGTTTTTTCTTGATCCATTAATTTTCCTCCGTTTCAGAATGCCATGCATTTTTCGGAAATTATTCTGGTTTATTCGATTTAGGGCAACTAGTGTCCAAAATAGTTCATTACTTAATTTAAATTCAAGTTCAATACTTAACGGCTTTCCTATGCTACAAAGTGTGCCATCCTCATTTTTGTGAAGAATACCACCTTCGATAACAGCACCATCCGAAATTGAAATCTCTGGTATTGTTTCAATAACTTTTCCATTACATGTAAAGAAATGCTTTAATTCTTCCTTTTCACCCATATCAGCACATCCCTTTGTTTTTCCTTAAATTAGCGTATCGGTCAACCAATGTGTCAACAGTAACAGTTAACTCGTTGATTCTAATACAGTCATCCTGGTGTCGTTGTTCATACCATTCTATAGATGGATGACCAGTATCTACATTTTCAATTCCATCAATCGGAATCTTCCAGTTATCATTTTCAAGAAGCTTTTGGTTAAGTGTCTCCGATAAAGCTTTATAGTCCAGGATTATATGCTGTTTTTTCTCGCATTCATCAGCAAAACGAACAACTTCATTTTTCAACTGTTCTTCTGTCCAGTTTGCCATATCCTCAAATTTCATATTTACCACCTCTGTCTTCGAAAATTGTTTCTTCCAAGCATAAATTTTTCGGCTGAAAAATTATCCTCTACATCAATATGTGCTTCACGGTCTTGCACCTCATATCCGTTTGGAGTTAATTCAAGTTTTGCAGTATATTCAGCGCCACAATTAGTGCATTGCCATGTCACATTTAAAAAGAGTTCTTTTTCTCTAAAAGGTTTTGCGTAATCGGAATTTTCACATTTCAACATTCCACCGCAAACAGGACAATTGCGTTTATCAAGTAAATCTAGCATTCAAATTCCCTCTTCTCCCTATGCTTCATCTGACAGGCAATCATTTTAGCTATGTTTTCACGTTCCTGTTTTATGCCATGTCCCTGGCGGAACAACTCACATTCGAGGATATTCCCACAGTGTGAGCATTCGTCTTTGATTTCTTTACCGCATACCTCAATCATTTTCATCACCACAGTAAATCAATAAGTAATTTGCAATTTTTCTAAGATCATTTTTCCCATACAGACGAATTCCATCTTTCAATCCTCTGTCAATCAGCCAATCAGCTAACTTTATTGGTTGTGTAGGTGGTTCATCTTTGGATTTTTCTATCTTAAAATCATCGATTAAACCACCTCTATTTATAAGTTCAGAAAGTTCGCTCATCGGTACTATGTCTCCTTGTTTTCCATCTTCTTTTCTCTCCCAATATTCGCAACAACACTCTGGTTCCGTAAAGTCTGCACAGTGTTCGCTATCACCATTGAAGCAAGCCCATGTGAAGTCATCATGTTTTCTACAATTCTTGCAACATTTTTCTTCCATAAACACCTCTTGTTAAAAAAAAATCCAGTGTGCCGACTTGAACGGCATAAACCTCCCAACGAGAAACACTGGAACTTTAAGGGGGAAAATGCAACTTCTGGCAATGGCAATTTGCCAGATAGAAACAACAGGAATCGAACCTGTGTCACATGATATTCAATATCATTGCTCTACCACTGAGCTATGTTTCTTTTTTCATCATAAAACGCTAAACTAGATGATTTTTTTAGAATCCCCGACTACCACTCCTCACGGGCATTGGTCTTATCTCTCTAAAAAGTTTTTGCACAAGATCGCTAGTGAGTTGCGTCTATATGCCTGCACGAATGCACACAAACGCATCCGCATTTATGTGCAAGAACTAACAATAGCTATGCTAAAGTAAGATATCCTATCTACACCTGGTAGATGGAATTGCAGGAGACGGATTCGAACCGCCGTTCTCAAGGATATGAGCCTTGCGAGATTCCACTTCTCTATCCTGCCGGAACCCGGAAAAACCGGGTTAGCAATAGGTTTATCGTGTTATGCTTTCCACTATCTACAAGTTTTAGTGCTGTAGATTCACTGGATATTTTTATGCGTCTTTGAACGGCATCTCTTGAAAACTCCTTTTATTAACGTGCGCTGCGTTAATGTTTTTAACTCCGAGATATACCAGCCGGGAAATCAGATCCATTTAGGCTACGCCGTATCGCACCTATAAATTTACCTAATCCACACGCTCAACTGGAAGTTTTTTCCACCCATATTACGGATGAATGGCATTTAGAAGAAATGGAAGCTCTGGGATTCGGACCCAGGACTTACGGCTTATGAGGCCGTTGCTCTTACCGCTGAACTAAGCTTCCTAAGATACCGAATTATTTGACCGCCATGACAAACAATCCGGCACTGTTGCAGTTCTTGACCGCCAGCTGCAACAAAGGTTTTCTGAAACGCTTTTGGATTTCAGAAAGTCTTCCGGGACATTTGAAGCCCCTTTAATCAGCCCCGTTGGGCTAGAAGGCCGAAGCGAAAGTTGTATGAAAAAGAAAAATATTTGCAATATGATAAATATTGCAAACTGGGCTAGCTGGATTCGAACCAGCGAATGCAGCAGTCAAAGTGCTGTGCCTTACCTCTTGGCGATAGCCCATCAACCCCGGCGCACCATTAAGACCGGGGAAGTCGTGATATATAAGTTTATGTAATTAATATAATAAGTAATTAGCACTTACACTACTCTGGATGCCTCGACTTATCACTTTCATAGGCTTTTCCGAGCCTACATGGATTAAGTCGAAGCGGCGCTTTTATGAATTTAACCCTTTCGATTAAATCAATCGGGATAATTCCAATTGGAATTGGTAAATACATTTGTCACCTCGTGCAAATTAAGAAAATATTCAGTGCAAAACATATTTCTAAACAAATACAGAATAAAATCTGTATTACGCTTGTCTTTCCTTCTTCGTCCAGTATTGCTAAAGTGCCGGCTAGAACCAGAACAAAAAATGCAAGATTTACAGCTGTTCCGATTACATTAAGTGCATTCATTTCCTTTTTCCTCCCCAATTAAGAAATTCAAAATCTTTTCTGCAATCTCTTCTTCTGGCTCAAATGGCATTCCACAGTAATTGTAGGATTCTAAAGCCGATTTTAGGCTTGCTTTGAATCCATTGTAAATTTCTCCGTGTTGTAGCAGTTCGTGCCTTAAAACTGAAATTGCGTCAGTAATTGATTGAGAAGTGACACCGATTTGTGCCAAGCATTCCATTTCAATGTCTGGGACAGCCATCATTTTAAATTCAACCACTGGTATTTCATCTACTGCGGTATGAAAATTTACTGATTTCACTCTTGGAACTTCATTTCCATCAATGAAATATTTTGTGCCGAGCCAATCATTGGGGTTGGGGTTTGTGATTTTTACTAAAGACATCTTCGCGCCCCTTTCTTTTAGTTTCACAGTAGAGAAGGAGGTGTTTCGCAATCTCTTCCAACTGTAGAATGTTGTATTTTGGAATTTCCCATGTTTTCTGCTCCAATAATGAAGACAGTGGAATTTTCTCAGTCGGTAGTTCGTTAGTTACTGTGGCATTGATAAGCATAGAGGCTACATCAATGGGGGATTCGGAAAGACTATCCTTATTATCACTTATTGGTGCGTATGGCACGGATAACTTTTTCCATTCTCCGTTTTTCTTTGAAAATACTTCTCCGTTTTGTACTTTAAGTATTCCAGTAGCATCTCTTGGAATATACTCTTCTTTTTCACATGAACGGACATCATTCCAAATACTGTATAAAAAATAATTCATCATCCTTCTTCCACCTCCCCGAAATATTTCTTGTAAAGGTCGATGTCTTTCATTCCCAATAATATTTTTATATTTTCTTTGTCTTCAACTTGCAAAGAGCCATAAGCAATATGTACCCACGTTGTTATTGTATTTTCTTCTTGATTCTCTTCTCTATAGCCATTGATAACTGTAAATGCTGAAAACCAATTTCCCTTTGCCGTTAAAAAATAAGTCTTTTCTGAATAACATGTATATCCGTAATGGTCGCAGTCAATATTATCGGAAAATATCTTTTCTGCATTTTCTGTGTTATAAAATTTCCCATCTGCACATATTCCACTCGAATGAACAACTATATTGTCTTTTCTTATGCGTTTGGTATCTGCATTCGGGAATTTCTTTTCGTATTCTTCTGGAACTGAAACGCCTTTTTGTTTTTTTGAGAAAAATTTAAGCACGTCTTTTCCTCCCGAAATATTCATCAACTGCCTGTCTTACGATATCCGATACACTCCTGTCCGTCCGGTTCTTCTCTTCCAGGAGCCTTTTTTTCTGTTTTTCGGAAAATCGGATGCGGATGGATTCGGATTGTGGGTTATACTTTTTCATAGGTAGTATCCATCTCTACGGAAAGAATCGGTTTGTCATCGGCTTTAGCCAGAAGCGTAATACCTTTCCCATTCTCCCAAGATGATGTCATGAGTTGAATATTTGAATTTCCGGTTTCATTACAAATATTCAAAAGCTGTTGTGCTATATCCATCAACTTTGACCGAAGGTATCCGTCATTGCTTACTATTTTTTCCATCTTGTGCCTACCTTTCTGCGAATGTTATCAGTTATCACAAATCGTTTATTGCCTTTAATTTCTGATTAGCAATTTCGACCTGAGAAGCAAGTACGCTACGTGTCACATCTCTTATAAACGATTGTTCTAGTGTCATGCTTTCACTGTAAAACAACGTCGGAGCTGTGAGTACATAGATTTCAATATCCAAATTACAAAGCTGTCTCCATATTTCTTCGATTTCATTCTTGGTATTTCCAATATCATCAACTCCGCAAATAATTAACGAATCACCCTTTTTCATGTTTTCACAAAGAAGTCTAAAATTATTATTTTCATCTGCCAAATCGAAAATAAACGAGTCAATTTCTTCGTTCAAAAGTATCTTTTTCTTTGCTTCCAACGGGAACCATAATCCAGATTCTCTTGCGTATCCTATCTTCATGTTTTATACCTGCCTTTCTTGGTACTGCCTTATTTAGTGTTGGCAGAGAAACAGTTAAGGCTTACTGCTTTCGTGTTCGAATCACTATCCCTGCCATGTTAAGGAGAGCTTTTTTTGTTTTTTCGAGTGGTTTCGGTGGTGACTACCGCTGACTGGGGTTTTATATATACCCCCTCCAGGTCATCCAGTACGGACGCTGGCAAGTCAGCCCACCGCCCCATGGGAACCGCTGCCCTTGCCTGGTCGCTGTCTATCGGATGCCTTCGGCAGTGGTCAAGGGAATGTCAATGTCTTTAATATTTTATCTATACGACAAACACAGATTTGTCTTATAGATCTATTTATTTTTCTATACATCATGCACAATTATAATCGTTATTACTGTACATGTTGCACAACTTCATGCGTTTACTGCCTTTTGTCCGTCCATTGTGTACATTTTTACCGCTTCTATTGGTTCTCCCAGGCTTTATAGCTCCGGCTTTTCCATCTCTGGAAGCTGTAAAGCGGCTTTGTGTTTTTCTGCGATCTGCTGCGCGGTCTGCTGTGGTACGCCGTACTGTTTTACTTGCTCTGGCGCTGTCTCCACCATTTTGTCTACAGCCTTACATAAAAATATATAGCCGACATTGCCAGAGGCAGCTCCTTTATATCTGTTTAAAGCACATTCTTCTTGCCATTTTTTAATGGTGTCGGAGCGTGATAAGTTTAGTTTTTCGCAAATATCTGTATTTCTACATTCCCCATTAGCCCAAGAATATATTGTATCTCTATGTATACCAATCAATAAA